GCGATGACTCCTGACTTGTCGAAGCATCTGACTCCAGCTTCTTGCTTGGATCTTGAATCCTGTTTCAGGCTGCTGGTACTTGTATTCTCCAGGCGGCAGTGAAGATGGGTCTGTGAGCTTGAGCATGATTACAGTATATCATCATTTTGCTCAGGATAAATCAAACCGTACTTTATGTTGGCATTACTCATGGTGACAGGATTCAAAATCCTATCTCTTAGTCTCTTGTATTGTCTTGTTGCCACCTTAATAAGCATTGAGTGATTTATGTCGATTCTCCTAGTTGCAATATGGATGCCATTTGCATTTGCGGTCGTCCTCCATCGACTAACCGAATCAAAATCAATGACTATTGATTCGCCAAAAACCATGGAATCAAGGATCGACATCCTTTCTTTATTACCTCTCGGCGTTTTGGTTACTTCAGGCATACCTCAGAATCTAGCATCAGTTGCGATAGAAGGTAGCAAAATGGCTCATCATTACCCCAAGTGATTGGAATGTTGCATCGGTGGAATACATGAACCACAACATGCGCTAACTCATGGGCCAGATATGCATGATTCGTTGGCCACACAAGATACGTCCACATATCATCCTTGCCACACCCGCCTGAGAATCTTCCAGCTTGGCTTGAATTCAGGACATCAGGCTCCTTGAATAGTCGCTTGTGTGCTGATTCGTAAATCTCCCTTGTTGGAGCAATGAAGAGTCTCCCGTTGTAGGGACGCAATGAGACTTCAATCAGCTTCTTGGATCGGGGTTTCTTCATCACTTAGGTCCAAAGAACCCCGTGCGACTCAGCGCCACAAATTCATCGAAAGTTAGATCCTTGGGGTTTCCCGTTTGCTTGATCCATGCTTGGTAGGATTCTTGGCTTCTCTTTAAATCGGTCACGCGAGCAAAGGTAAACACTAGGCTGAAAATGATAATACCAAACGTGACTCCGATTAGTGTGGCTATTGATTCGATGCTTCTCATGGATTAATCAAGGCGAATGGTCGCGCCCTTCAGGATACCAGATGACACGGTTCCAGTGACAATCTGCCCAGATGGGCTTGTTGCCCTGAACCCTGTGGAGAATGTGTCATCTTGAGACTTGGATAAGGGTCTCCATCCGGTGATCTGGATATTCTTGTATCCTGATTGCTCAAGAACCCTGACTGTCTCATCTGGCTTGGTGCAGGACGAGATACAAATAAGCGAGGCAATGATGGCAATGATTCGTGTTTTCATGTTCGTGTGAATCATGCCAGATCCATTGATTCAAGTCAATAACAACTTTGTATCTGGGGTTCGATTTGTTGCAAAGAACTTTGAATCAGGCATAGTGTTCGGATGAACGATCAAGAATTGCGCATCATGCGGGATGACGGCATTAAGATACAGGGTGACTATATCGAAATGTACGGAAAGCGGGGATTAAGGGCTGATGCTCCATCGATCTTACTTGCGAATCTTCAATGCTTCGATGCCGACAGGAAACCATCGCAAGGAGGGCTTGGTAGATATGGTCACTTCAAGAATGTGGTGGACATACTTTTCAATCATAGTGAGTCCAAGAAGAGATTTGACTGGAATTCGTACAGCATCCGCATGGCGCAAGCTATGTGTGAGCATGATGTGCTCTCCGTAGCTGGGTGCGGTGGTTCGGGGAAGACTGATACTGCATCAGTATTCTCGATTGTATGGTGGCTAGTAGATCCAGCTAATACAATGATCCTAGTTACCTCAACCTCGCTAAAAGATTCTCGGAGGAGAAGCTGGGGTTCGGTCACTGATTACCTAAGAGCATGTCCTGGATTACCATACAAGATCCTTGATGCCACGGGGCAAGTGCGAACAGTAGATCACACAGGAAAAGAGAAGTTCAGTGACAAGTGCGGCTTTGCCCTCATTGCCTCCGAGAAGAAGAATGAGAAGGAGGCTGTAGGAAAGCTGATTGGTTTCCACAACAAGAGAATTATGCTTCTGGCAGATGAGCTTCCCGAGCTTCCAGAATCCATCCTTGAGGCATACTTCGGCAACATAACAACCAACCCTTGCACCAAGCTTATTGGACTTGGGAACCCGGCTAGTTACTTCGACGCCTTTGGAATCCTGTCCGAGCCAGCCGAAGGATGGGAGAGCGTCACCATGAATGACGAATCTTGGAAAACCAAGCGAGGATACCTGATTCGATTGGATGCAGCTTCAAGCCCCAACATCCTCGCAGGCCGAACCATCTACCCCTACCTCACGACTCTTGAGAAGTATGAACAAGCAATCGGGAATCTTGGAGAGAATAGCGCCCAGTTTCTCCGAATGTATCGAGCATGGTTCTCTGCTGCTGGGAGTGAGGACACGGTTTTCTCAGGCAGCGACGTAGTGAAATCTGGCGCTATGTCGAAGGTGAAGTGGAAGGAGAAACCCACTAGACTAGCCGCATTGGACCCGAGCTTTACCCAGGGCGGGGACCGCACATGTTTGGCGTTCCTTGATTATGGGGTATCGGTTGATGGGGTTAAGGTTCTTCAAGTAGAGAAGATTGTTTACTTGAAGGATGATACCACGAAGAAGGACTCGCCTCGATCATACCAGATAGCTCGAATGGTGGTGGATCATTTGGCGGCAGAGGGTGTGAGTATCCACAACTTCTCGATGGATGTGACGGGGGCAGGCGCACCACTAGCAGACATCATCACCCAAGAAGCAGGAAGAGGGATTCATCGCGTCCAGTTTGCAGGCACAGCAACTGAGCTTCCAATCTCCCCATTCGACAAGACACCATCCAACAAGAAGTATGTGAATCGAGTCACTGAAATCTGGTGGAGCATGAAGGAATTGATGCTGAATGGTCAGCTTCGAGGGGTCACGAATGAGATAGCTCAGGAGCTTACATCTAGGCGCTATGAAGTCATCAAGGGTGAGACGGCGAGGATGAAATTGGAGAGTAAGACGGATCTCAGGGCTAGGGGTGGTAAGTCGCCTGACACCGCTGATGCCATTGCTATCTGTGTCGATTTCGTCAGGACTAGAAAGAACTTCTCCTCCAACGCCAAAGCAGGAACAGGACTACTCGGACCTAGTAACGGTGGGGCAATGAGTTCCTGGAAACGTATTTTGGGAAAGTACGGCGTACAGCAGAAATCAAATAGAGCCTTGGTCCGTTAAGCCCTTCGATGCCGACACATGCGCTTCACGACGCATCCTTCTAAGAAGCTGAGTTTGTTTGCGGTGATAAAGGTGACAGGCTGGATAGCCAGATCCTTGTAGTGAGTTCCGCCGATTTGTGTTTCTTGGGGTATCATGTGTATTTGTTGACTTGAATCCATTTTCCATTCTCGTAGTTGTACATCGGTCCATCAGGCAGCTTTTGATGCGCGATGAATGGCATTATCACATTCCTCACCTCTGGATGCATGATGTAAACAACCTCATATTCCGAATCACGATACGCTGAGTTGATTACAGGTAGCTTGGGCTTGATGCCAGTAAGTTCGATTGATGCTGCGCAGAGTGCTCCACCAATCAGCTTGAATAGGTTTCTGCGATTCATAAATCCCCTCCAAGTATCTTTGTTTCACGAATCATTTCAGGCATGTCATCAATCCAAACATCAATCACGATACCAATCCTCCTGCAATACCGATCCTTCGGTTCTCTGCCGCAGTAGATTTGTGGCATCCATGATGGAAGACCCATGCGCTCCATATCATCACTCCAACCAACGCGACCAGTAACCAAGTAGCACTTGTGTCCACGCATCCTAAGAATCTCAGCAACACTGAGCCATGATTCGGGGTCTTTGGTCCATGTGTCATCGTAGTCTATTGCTAGATTCATGGGCGTGGAGGGATTGGGGCGTTGATTGGGACTCGGTAGGTATCGCTATGACTTCCAGCGGAAACTCCACACGCACCAGCCCACTTTGTAAATGCCCATAGTTGGGCAATGCCCCTGTGCCTCCCATCCACCCCCCAAGGTTTCAAGAATCTGTACCCCTGACCCAGTTGCTCGATGCTGACATTCTCAGGATTATGCCACTCAGTATCTTCACCCTGCGTAGGGAGACTTGGTTTCTTGACTTCCTGAAGAAGTTCTTCAAGTAGCTGGATGATTCGGTCTAGCTTGTTTTCTATTTCTATGCTCATGGTTTCTGTTGTTTCTTGTTCTTTAAGTATTTCTTGTGCCACTTATCGAATGCCCTCCACACTGCCTTATTTGGATTCTGGCATTTTCTCATCTCTCCATCCTTCCTTAGAAACGATGGCCCAACCCAATCATGGAACTCCCACCTCCAAGTTCTACCATTCACCACAGCAGATCCCTCCGCATCTGCGTAACTAATATGGGTGAGGACACCGCCAAGATTGATAAATTCTCCAGCCATACTATTTCTTGTTTACTGCTTCTGCGTGTTCCAACGAATACACGTTGCCGGGTAGAAGTTGACTATTCCATGTAAATTGCGGAGCCTCAGTGACGATGATTGCAGATTCATCGTTGCTTGATACGGTGACGCTGCCATCATCACACATAATGCGATAATGATCCCATCCATCAATGAGGTTAGAGATTCTTACCGACTTTGGGATACAATCCTTCAAGAGGTAAATCATTCGATCACGCCCCTCCTGAGTCTCATATTCCAGATCCACCAGTAGCGTGACTGTTACTTGTTCCCTTGTTGTTGGTTTCATGGTGGTGGGCTTTGGAGGGATTCAGTTGGTGCTGGCATCTGGGCCATCTGTTGATCAGCGAGTCTATCCATCACGACTCTGCGAATCTTGGCTTTCCAGTATGCACATGCCTCTCTGTCTGCTGCTTCTTCTTTAGGGAGACAGCAGCGTTTATACTTGAGTCCTGATCCACAGTGGCAGGGGTGGTTTCTACCAATCTTCGATGTTTTTCTCATGGTTCTGGATAAGCTGGCGTTGATAGAGTGATCTTATTCGATGATTCCGGCCTGATGGTGAGAGCATCATCATGGATCACATCTCCAATCCTGTGCGTATCGACTGCTCGCACCTCAATAGATGCTTGATCATCGCCGATGCGAACCTCAAACAAGCATCGTCCCTCCTGATTCACGAAGCGGATTCGATCCCCATAGACTTGCTTCACATCCGCAGATACGGGATGCCCTGTTTCCATGTGTAGCTTCTGTGTTGTTTTCATACGGGTGACCTTGTATCGCAAGAATCATGGGGTGTCAAACTGATTTGATGGAATTATTGCGTCTCCTCACAGCATGAGTATTCACTCATCCTGCTCTGCCTCCGACCATCATTGATTCAAGCATACTGGATTGGTTTGGCGGTGATGGAATGATGTGGAGTCGTTCATCGTTGCCACGTAGCATCGAAGGATGAGGCATTCCCTAATGCTTAACCCTCCCACGCAAAACGTACCCGTGTACCTTAGATTCTATTGATGATGCCCTTATCGGATATGGTGGATGCAGAGTTCACCGTGGAAGACCGCTATAGTTATTAAGCTACAGAAGCCTTCTCCACTGAGTTTCATCGGCATAAGGAGCCAAGCATGAGACGACCGTGTAGGCTTTGCTGTTTGGTGTCTTTTATACCGGACGGTAGTTCTCTCAGCAGGGAGCCTCAATGTGTTTACGGGGGAGCGTTGGAATATGATGGTTCCAGACTCTCGGCGAAGGGAACTATGATAGCCGAGTCTGCTATTTCTGAACCTCCTCTTAACACTACGCTAGAGCCTTGAAGGTTCCGTTCCGCTATGAACGACAAACCCAAGGGTAGTTTTCTCACCGATACGACGAGCTTGCGGCTGGCCGTAATCCACCTTTATGCTACTCCCGTATCAAGGGGCTTTGTAACAGGCTGGCATCTCTCGATGCGTCATGGCACTGTGAAGCGGTGGTATCTTTGATTGCCCGCTGTAACTCACGGGTCTTGCGAGAGTTACTGATCTTCTGGATCTTCGACTGATAGTTGGGTTATCATCTTCTCAAGAGCAGCCTTGCACTTTTGGAGAGATGCTATTTTCCGATCCTTATTAGTTGTTGGATCACCAATGATGATTGAACCGACTGATTCAAGTATAGCGACATCCTTTCCTTGATTACACATCGCCACTTTAGCAGCTTCAGCATAAGCTGCGGTAAAGTCATCGTATCGTTTCTTTGAACCCTTGCAGCCATTGATACAAATCATCCAGAACCGATTATCGTCGGAAGCTGAAATCTGGGTGGTGCGAAGTTTAGTTGGTTTAGCCATAAAACAAAAAAGCCCGTCCTCGTGGATCAAGGTCAGGCTTATTGCGGGTTTGCTTTAGGCTCAGATTTTACCCCGATCCACAGAGCAAACTCAGAATTAGAATAATGGATTCCCCAATCAATGCAACAAGAAACTTCAAGAAACAAAAACCCCCGATCCGAGAATCATGAAAAACTCGAATCGGGGGAATCAGGAGGAACAACAACAGAAACACCGGACGTTATCCAGTGCACCATGAATCTAGACTACCTCAAGAGTCAGTCAACATGATTCTTTGTTCCTTACGTAAGGAAAGATTCTGGAAAATAAGTTCTTGCCAATACTAAGAACTTAGTGTTAGATTGAACATCTCAATGGCAAAGAAGAAGGATAAAATCAGCATCACTGAATTCCAGCGTCGTGGGGGTCTTAGTAGATCACCCAAGAAGATTGAAGCAGTACGCAACAACCTAGCTAAGGCTCGGGCGGTTATGGCTGAGAGGCGTAGAATCTTGAAGGAGGAAGCACAATGAGTTCAGGAACATTGAACAGACTTACCGACAACGACTACAACATTGGCCCATTCACCATCGCCAAATGGAAGAATCGCATCGGGTTTGAATGGAGCACTGGTGGAGGCGATGATGACGGAGAAGAGAACTACAGGAACCACCTCCTTATCTGCGCCTTCGGAAAGGCCCTCCGAATCAAGATGCCGAACATCATTAAGCCACTGATGGTAAAGGTCGAAGCCATGTGGGATGAGGCTACGGTGAAGCGTCTCGGAAGGAATTATTACTACAATGTCTGGCCCAAGGATTTTGGCATCTGGTTGAGCAACATGGGTAATGGATTCGATTTCCTTCAAGTTCACTACGGACCACAGACATATTCCAGTGATACCACCAAATCATGGTGTAAGCATCTACCCTGGATGCAGTGGGATCATGTAAGGCACAGCATCTACAACCCAGACGGATCACACTTCGCCACCGAGAATCGTAAGTCTGGTGGATTCTTCGACTTCATGAAGAAGAAAGAGGAGTGTCTGGCATCTTATTTCAGCTTTGAGGATTACGATGGAGCGGTGATCACCGCAACCTGCATTATTGAGGAGCGGGAATGGCGCAAGGGATCTGGGTGGTTTAAGTGGTTGAGGTTTTTCAATAAGCCAACGATTCGCCGTGAACTGGATCTTCGATTCAGTGAAGAGGTTGGACCGCAGAAGGGATCATGGAAGGGTGGAACCATTGGTCACTCAATCGACATGCTTCCAAATGAGACACCAGAATCCGCGTTTCGTCGCTACTGCGGCATGGATCATGAGCGTAAGGGTAGGAAGTTTGAACTGAAATTCATTGGTTCTTGTGGAGCACCACCACCAAAACCAAAGAATCTGGCTTCTGAATCAGAAGATCAAACCCTCAACGCCATTTCCCAACCATGAGCGAAGCCCAACCATCCCATGTATCAGAATGCTCTCTAGCAAGAGCCGACTTAGCTCCATTCCTCACCGGAAAACTGATTCTTGAAGTAGGAGCAGGCGGCGATGTCACCGTGGATCATGCAATCCCGTTCGATCAGCCGAATCCATATACCAATGTTGGTGGAATCAAGCAGGTGATGCGTGGTCACTGCGATAATCTGGGCATGTTCTGCGATGAATCACTAGACGGAATCGTAAGTCACCATCTTTTGGAGGACTTTAGCTACGATCATCTGGTGAGAATCATCAGTGAGTGGCGAAGAGTCTTGAAACCGGGTGGGGTGATCGCTACGAATTGTCCAAATCAGCAGACTTTCCTCAGTTGGTGCGCCAAGACTGGTCAAGGAACCAATGATGCTCACCACGAGCAAGACTTCTCGCTTCAAACATTCAAGGATCGGGTGCTTGCGCACACGGGTCCATGGGAAGAGGAGTATGTTAAGGAATTTGCACCACCCTATTCTTGGTATCTGGTAGTCTCCAAAGCATGAAGCTCAAAATCCTAGCAGCAGACGGACAAGGCAGGATTGAGTGCGTCCTGATGCAGAATGTCCTGTGTCATTTACCGGACAGGGTTGACTCCATCCATGAAGCCGATGCTGTAATCGTCCCCATTTCACACTACCACGACTACTCCTTTCATAGGGAACTAGAATCGGTGCGCAAGCCAGTCATCATCATGGACATGATGGAGTATTATGGCGAGCAACCCCAAGGAACCCATATCTTTGGAGTCAATGAAGCTCCGAGCCACAGTTACAATCCCGAGTGGAACAAGTTTCATCAGTGGCTAGAAGCCAATCCTCCATCGCTGTATTTCAAGCGTGAGCTATATGAGGCTGATAGGACGGAATCCGTGATTCCAATCGAGTGGCCTTGCTACATGCCAGCTTGGGACATTGAGCCAGAGAGCAACTTCAACGCCAGACCCTTCGAGGTATTCTACAACTGGGGTCATAGCAATGCGCTTAGACCCGTGCTGCATGGAGCTATGTTTCGTGGGTGGGGTGCAGGACTTGGTTATGAGGTGATCTCTTCCTTTGATCACATTGACGCAAAGATTCATGAACCGGGGAGAAAGTGGATTAGCATCCACTCACCGCACACCCACCGGACTCACATCAATGAGATCGTGTTGCGCCAGAGCCAGAGCAAGATGTCCGTCTCGATGCCGGGTGCCGGGAAGAAGTGCTTCAGATCAACTGAGCATATCCTGCACACGGTTCCCGTCAGGGGAGATGAAACCGGGGAATGGTCTTTAGCTTGGTCATACCCGTGGGTCCATGGACAAAATTATCTATCGTTAGACTTGGATGACTTCTTTAATCTGGCAGATGAGCCTGAATTAGAGGAGTTCCTTCATGACTATGCTACAAATCAAAAGTGGAACCTTTACCAGATTTATCTTGGAGCAAGAGAGTTGGCTGAGAACTACAGGATTCACAACTACGTCAACAATTACATCCTCCCCGCCATCAGGAGCAGACTATGAATTTCGACATCATAAAGCAGCACATCAATCCAGACTCAGTTTTGGATATAGGAAGTAACGCAGGACACTGGTACCAAGAATCCAAGACCCATTGGCCAGACGCAAGATTCATGATGATCGAAGGAAACCCAGAATGCTACGACATGCTATCTGCATCTGGCGGCAGGTTCCGCATGGCTCTCCTGAGTGACACTGAGAAAGACGTAACCTTCTATACCCGCAAAGGTGCTCCTGCGTGCACAGGAGCAAGCTACAATCGTGAACTGACGCAGTTCTATGAGGGGGACAATGCAGTTCCAAATACCATCGCTACACGGAAGCTTGATGACATTCTTGATGGCGAGACATTCGAGTTGATCAAGATTGATGTGCAGGGCGCTGAGATTGATGTGATGCGTGGAGGGTTGAATACTCTTGCTGCTGCCGAAGCTGTGATTCTTGAAGTCTCGATTGTTGAATACAACCAAGGATCACCGATGGCTGATGAGGTTGATGCATTCATGAAAAGCATCGGGTTTCCTGATCATGTGGATCTGGGTGAGATAGTTCACCCCATCACCCGCCAACACATCCAGACCGACAGACTCTACCTTCGATGAGCACCTCACTATCCATCATTGCCGTTGCCGACAAGGTTCCAACCCATGACTACTTGATTCGTGGGTTCAGTGCATTCCTCCGATCCAGCCAGCGATACGGATATGAGCCAATCATCCTTGGGATGGGTCAACTATGGAGAGGACTAGGAAGCAAGCCGAAGCTACTCAAGAAAGCCATTGAGGATGGAACCATCACCACAGATCGAATCATCTTTGCTGATGCTTATGATGTGTGGTTCGCCGCTCCACCGGAAGACATCAGTTTCAAGCATGAGGAATTCAACTGTGACATCGTGTGGAACGCTGAGAAGGATTGCTTCCCAGATGCGTCGTTGGCTGAATCATTCGTTGATCATGGGACCAGCTTCAGGTATCTTAATTCTGGGTTGTCGATTGGTAAAACATCGTCGTATCTGGAATGCTTGACGGAGATGGAGGTTGATTCATGGCCAGATGATCACCAGTTACCTGATGGTAGGTGGCAGCATAAAAATGACCAGGACGATTGGAGTAGAAGGTTCCTATTCGGCCAATGTCCAGGCCAAGCAACCATGAAACTTGACTCTCGGTGTCAGTTATTCCAGACACTCACCGGAATGACGACTCATGATTTCGACTTCAGCGAAGGAATCAAGAATAAAGAAACAGGCTGCTTTCCGCTAGCCTTCCACGCCAATGGAGGATCAAAGACCAGTGGAGTCATGGAACCAATCCTTCAACATCTAGGACTGTGAATATTCCAGAAGAATACATCCAAATCGAATACGGTACACTGAAGAGGAGAGATCCATCTCCCGTGTTCTATGATCAACCATACTGGGGAGTCGATGGACACTCAGAGATTCAGGATCAATGCTTCAATGTTCATGGCTACAAGAACGAAGCGGGAATGACGAAGACTGAAGCCGTTCTAGAATACTGCAAAGGAACAACACTTCTTGAGATTGGTTGCGCTCCAGGTGCATTCCTGCGTAGAGCAACTGAGGTCGGATACTCATGTGTCGGGATTGAACCCTGCTATGAGCATATCCAGTTCATCTTGGATTACTCGGGATGCATCGTGTATCACGGATTCTTTGAGGATGTTGAGCTAACCGAGAAGTTTGACACCATAGTAGCTATGGATGTGCTGGAACATGTTCCTGAGCCTGGAAGATTCATCGCAAAGGCAATCTCGATGCTCAAGGATGGTGGTAGAATCGTCCTGATGCTTCCTGCCATTTACGATGATGGTCAGTTTGATGAACGCCAGTTTCATCCAGAGCATCTTCATTTATTCAGCCAGGAGCATCTGCGCAAGTTTCTGAATCCAATCATCTTTGATCGGTGGATCGTGGGGCATGAAATTGTAGTACTAGAACCAAAATGAGTTCATTTAGACACTCGGGCGATTACGGGGACATCATCTATGCACTTGGCGTGATTCGCATGGTGCCGGGTGGTCCACATCGACTATGCCTAGTGGATCGTCCATTCACCGCAAACATCACTGGCAGAGCAGATGCCATCATTCCATTGATCGAGAGTCAGGAATACATCGAATCATGCGAGTGCTCCGAAGAACCAGTTGATTTCGACTTCTCATCCTTCCGTCCACACTACAGGCATACACATACACTTCTTGATGCCCAGTATCAGCACCTAGCCATGGAGATAAGTGGCGTGGAATCAGACAAGGGTGTATCACCATGGCTCACCGCCAAACCCAACAAGAAATACAACGGCAAGGTTATCTTCGCCAGATCACCTCGCTACAACAACGACTCCATGGATTGGAGACTCATTGCATCCAGATACAGGATGGTGGCGCTATTTGTCGGACTCGATAAGGAGTATGACACATTCTGCTATCATTTCGGAGATGTGGATAGACTAGAGGTTGGCGACTACAAGGAACTAGCTGAAGCGATTGCTGGATGCGAACTGTTCATTGGTAATCAAAGCAGCCCGTTCTCCATAGCCGAAGGACTCAAGGTTCCACGCATCCAAGAAACCTGCATCAGTAACCCTGATTGTGTATTCACGGGTGGCGATGTTCAGCATGTTGTTACAGGGAACTACAAATTACCCTGCGTAGGGAAGATTCCAGAATACCAAGTTCCACCAGTCGAAATATCCCTTGATTCGATTGATACTAGCACTGTGCCACCAGGGGGTTGGAAATATATCCAAGAGGGAGAACCTAAGATTACATCCATCTCGCTATCAACCGTGATGCACGAAGCGAAGAAACGTGGGGCAACTGCCAGTGATGTGATGCTTCAGAATGTGAGGGCCAATTACGATTGGTTCATCAAGTCATCGCACGGCAATAACCTAAGTTTCGTGGATGGTTCCTTTGCAAATGCAGGAATTGAGCCTA